TGATTAAGGTGTTTGCTATACCGCCTTCTACGGTCTGAATATAATTCAATTTTAATAATATAGATTTAAGAGTCCGCTACAGCCCAATAATCTGCAACGCACAATGTTGTATTGTTCGATACACAACAAAACTGATGCTTTAATTTGACTTCTAGACATCACCTCGAAGTATTTTTAAATGGTTTTATCCATTATAAGGTGGCGCACCCAAGAAATAATGAAGATTAAAATCTTCACCTGATGCCACCTCATTGATACATGTTACTAAAGTGCCAGTAGCTATATTATCATATTGAGGAACTTGGACTGAATAATCTTTGATAAAATAGTCGTCCATAGTATTTGCTACTAAATTAGATTCTTGTGCAAAAACCCACAAGTTTTGAGTATAAAAGGGAAGGTCGACTTCAACTCCGCCATTAACGGACGTGAGATATGTGACTCCACCCACAAAATTCAAGGGTTTATAAACACTTGTCTCAGACACATTTTGTGTAGGTGTACCAGTTTTTGGAACATTCAACTCAACATTAATATGATCAAGGGTATGATTTCCTAAATAACCGTTAAACTTTATTCTATGTCTAACACTACCTCTCATACCTAAATAAGCTAAGCGTAGATAACTTAACAAATTAGCATCCGCATTAAAACTTGATCCATAGGAATTATAAATCTCAGGATAGATACGAAACTGAAAAAACGTATAAGTTTGAGAAGGAATAGCTTTAGAGTATAGTATGTTATAATGATACCTTTTTAGCAATGTCCTAAAACTTGCAATTTTTTCCCCAAAATTCATCATATGAATATTATCATCACTTGCAGTACTCTCATTTAATTCGTAACACATTGATGGAAAACCAAAGTAACTAGATTCTGTGGCAACCTCAGATTCAGCTACATATGCTGATCTATCTACTGCTACATTATTGTTGGGAACCGCAAAGTGCATGTTTTTACCATGCACATAGGTATTAATAGATATAGATGAATCATCTGGAGATTGCAGTGTCGTATAAGGCACAATATAAATTCTACCATTCAAAGAATCACTTGACGAAAGAGGTGGAAATGTTTCCTCAACTCTACGCCAAGGATACTCTGAAGCCCAAGGTATACAAAATGTAACATTTTGAACTTCTTGTAAATCAATAATTTTCATGTACTGTTCGTTTAAGTTAAAATCAGATCCAATAGCTGTGGTTTGATGAGTATTTGGCTCAAATATAAAAGCGATCTTACCTCTATGGTAAGCTGAGCACACAAATTGAAAAGTAAAAACCAAATCTCCTCGCCAATAACTAAAAGGATTTGCAGCAAAACCTAAAGGAGTAGTATGTCTATAAGGTTGTAAAATATTGATTTCCTTGGAATAAAACGGTGTAACAGGATAATTCCTTATATCAGTACTCATAGGAGTATCTGATGGTGACCATGTAAAGGTTTCAAAATAAGAAGGTCTATTACAAAGGTATTCTAAAGTCATTTCATCTTGAGACATTCCAAACATTCCTTGAGAAACTTCTAATGATCGCTTCTTATCAACTCCCATAACTTTTACGGTATCGTTACCAGAAGTAACCATACCGTTATTAAAGGCATCGGGTTTCATCTGAGTTCTGTTTTCATCTAACACTGGCTTGGACCAGCCAAAGTATGAAGAAACTCCTGCCAAACCACCTAAAATTTTTGAGGTGGGGACAGTTAAGGGAGCAATCTCAGGAATAACATTGAGTTTAGAAACAACATTGGTAGCACCTGAGAAAAATTTTTCTACAGGTCCAGTTTTCGTTTCATCTGATTCAACAACGTAATGAGTACCTGTCAATGTTCCGAGTTTAACATTAACAAAATTGGCTCTAATAGTCATCTCAACATTTGAAGGAGAAGCACTAACAGATCCTATCTGATTCAACGTGTAAACGAACAGAGTGCCTGAATTTTCAAAATCAACGAATGAGCTAGAGCCCAATTCAGTATTAGCTGGGTTAAACAGGCGCCACATAGGCTTGAAAGATATAAAGGGTATTCTTATAGTAACCGGTTGATTATCTTTCACATCAATAACTTTTGCAGACCTAGCTTGTGATAAGTACATCATTAAATGAGGTCGAAACAAAGGATTAACAGTGACTCTATTTAAATTAGCTTGTAAAGCCTTATTCTGATCTGGATATGGTTGGTATGATACCATTAACTTTCCATAATGGAAGGGAGTTCCAGATACTGAAATATTAACTTCAATATCTCCAGAAAAGTAGGCAAATTTTTCAAACTTATTTCTTATACGATCATTCAAT